ACCTTCACGAGGTGGTGTTGCAATTCAGGAGAATGAAATATACGATAAGAATGGTGGATTGACAATATTTACAAGTACTGACCAAACTGGTAATTTTAGAATTGGAGATGGTGTTGTTATTAATCAACAAACTGGAACCGTTTCTGGAGATTCTTATAGTAAGAGTTTATTTTCAACAATGACACCATTTATTTTAGCACTAGGAGGAGATTAAGAAAATGGCATTAGCACTTAATGTATTCAAAACTATTACCCATATTGCACCTACAAGTGCAGTTGGAATTTATACAGCTCCAGTTGGTTATTCTGGTGTTGTACTTTTGGCATCTGCAACCAATGTTGGTTCAGACACTCGTACAATATCATTTTCACATAAAAGATCTGTTGATGGTAGTGACGTAGTTACAGAGATATTAAAGGATTATCCAATAGCATCAAGTGATTCTGCAAATCTTCTTTCAGGTAAACTTGTCTTGGAATCTGGTGATGTTATGGTGTTAGAAGCTAATAATGCTACTGATGTTAAATTTATAGGAAGTGTCCTGGAGACTCTAAATTAAAATGGCAAGATATACTAGCAATAGATTTAAAGATATTGTAATTGGTTTACCGAATTATAGTGAATTAAAGACTTCTTTACAGATAGTAGGTAAAGTTGGTATTGGAACCAATGATGCAAAAACACAAGGAACAAACAATCCATCTGTTGGCGGTGATGCTTGGGAAAATCACATTTGGTTCCAATATGATGAAACAGAGATTGTTAAGTTTGAACATCCAACAACAGGAACCGCTTCACAAACAACAATAACAGCAAGTGGAAATGCTTCATTGGCGGCAGGTGATTTAGTATTCCAAGCAAACAGCAACGCAAAAGGTTATTCAGTTAATACAACAACAAATTCAAATCAAATAGTGTTGGCTGGTGTTATTGGTACATTTACAACTAATAGTTCTGACACATTAAGCAAACACAATACAACAAATGGAACAGATGGTTTAGGTGTGTATCCATCGAGCATTGGATCAGCAACAGCAGGAATTACATCACAAGGTGCAAGAGCAACATTCTTAGAACCTTTAGTTTTAGCAAACAAAACAACAACAGAAAGAAATGCTTTAACTGGAACAAAAGGAATGACAATATTCAACTCTACATTAAACAGAATAGAATACCACGATGGAAGTGGTTGGAAGTATGTTAGTGGGACAAGTGTATAATGATTAAGGATTCAGAAGATGGCCAGATACAAAGTATGCAAATGTCCTTGTGTTATATGTTGGATAACCTGGCCTTTTAGAAAATATTGGAAATGGACGATGAGCAACTATGACAAATAAGAATTCAACAGCAGAAAGATTAACAAGATTAGAAACCAAGATTGATTTACTAATGAACAACCACCTTCACCACGTTGAAAAAAGATTGTCTAGATTGGAAGCGGGTATGATTGGCCTACTTTGTTTTGCTGTTACCAACTTAATTGTTGTTGTTTGGAACCTGGTCTAAGTATCTAGCCCAATTTTGCCAAATTTGTAAACTGTTTGACATAACCTCAACATCTTTGTCAGGAAAATCAGGATGTGGGTGAACATATCTATTTCTGTCTTCAAGTCCTGCAGGAACAGTGGTTCCTTGTTTAGGATTCCATTTGTGCATCAACCAATGTTTTGGAATTAGATCTGTATCTATATTTTTATTGATCACAAAACTAATTTAAGCAAAAATTGGTGCTAGTTTATCATTAACTGGCGTTGCATTCTTATCAACATAATCAACTTCCAAAGCACTAATAAGAGTTATTATTCTTTCAACACCACAAACTACTCTTATTGTTTTATTTTTGCCGATTACTTTTTTACAAGTGCCATCAAGTATATTATTTGGATTATATTTTGTCCAAGTAAGATCAACTTGTTCAAGTTCTTTTTTAAGTTCATCACTAATAAATTCAACAAATTTATTTTGTAATTGTAACATTTCCAAACTTGGTGTTTCTTGATCTTTTATAATTCTAATGTACTTTTGAATCATACCTAAAGCAAACCTGGCAGGTGTTTGTGACCATTCACCATCCCAAAGTGGTTCATCATCAAAACTTTTCTTAGCCAACATATTTGTTCTTGTTCGCCAAATTTTGTTCCAATGTGGTTGCATCATTGTTTGATTAGCAACCCTTTGTATGTCAGGATTTTTATTTTTACCAGGCTGGTTATTTTTGCTTAATGTATGAAACAAGATGTAATCTTGTTCTGCCAATTCACCAAGTTTAGAAAATGCATCTATACTGGCCAATGCAAGTTCTTCATTTTGTGGACTGTTGCACCAAACGTTATTTGTGTTTGATGTTTTAATTGTATATTCGTAATATATCATATTATTCCTTATCTGCGATTGTATTATCGTCTTGTTGTAATTGTTCCATTGCATTCAGTTCGTTTTTCATTGTTTCCATCTGTGCTTTTCTTTTTGCTTTTTCTAATGCTTCACTCCAATCAGGTATTGCTGGTGCTGATTTTTCTGCTAACATTTTTTGAGCCATATCTACAAATCTATTAGTTGATTTAGTTTTGTCGTGATATGCAACTCTTGTTCCTAGTTCCATTTTGTAACCGTAAAGTTTACCAGCCAATTGTGTTGCTATTTCTTCAGGTATTTCCATACCTTTTAAAGTTTCAATAAGTGTCAAAGGTGAGTTCTTGTTTATTAGTTCTACAAGTTCTTTATCAATTGACCAAATGTAACTTCTATCTGCAGAACTTACAGTTAGTTTTTTTAGATATTCAAAACCAGTTATGATTGTTAGTAATCTTCCAATTACTTTGTTGTCAGTTTTACCATTAATTAATTTAGGTGTTATAATTCTTTGAGATACACCAACATCATCATCTAATTGTGATTTTGTTTTAATTTTAATGTTACCTGTGATTGCTACTGAATAGTCATTTTTATCAAATGTACATAATGTATATATTGTTGCTGTTGCCATTGTTTAAATTCCTTTTTGTTAAGTTTAATTTATTTATGTTGGTTTTTATATATTAAGGTAAAACGGCTGAAAAATGCAACCTTTTTATTTCTAAATTGACGTTTGAGGGGTAAAAACAGGGTTATTAATAAATACAAATATAGAAGGAAAATTATGCTATTGACATCTTCAAGTAGTATTTGTTACAATTAGATATTAACCACCTTGTATCCTTCTTAAAATTGGTTTAACGGGGTGGAATTAGGCACGATAACCAAGGCAATTACAGGCACATTTAGGCGATATACTCTCCCAGAAAAACGGAAACTACTCTGTAACAACAGCGGCGAATTCCAAGAGAGATGTGGTGTTGCATTATCAACAATAGACAGATGCTATGAATACAGCAGTCACCTGAAAAGTATTCTTAAAAATCGACACAGTATGGTAAGGGTAAAGAGCCAAAGCAGAATACTGTCTATAAAAACTGTTTCACCTTAGCAGGGTGACCTATTGGCAAAATAAAACATTATCACTTATATCAAATAGAAAAAAACT